CCCGAGGGGAAGTATGACTCGCGGAGAGTTTTTAGTTTCTCTGCGAACTTCTCTTCTGTCTCAAACTCTACGCCTTCAGCGAGAGAAGCTAATTTGTCCTTTTGAGTGTCTGCCAATCCTTCTGAAACTACATTCAGAACTACAGTTTTTGCAGACTCATCAAGACGACCTTGAAGTTTCACATTTGCTTTGACCTGTTCGTCAAGGCTTTCTTCCATCTTACGAATGTCATCAGTCAGACCTTCAACGACATCAACTTTGTCGTCAGGGATACTAATATAATGCTCTTGGAAGAGATTCTTAAGTCCAGCAATAAAGTCTTCCGTAATTTCGTTACGGATTCCTCTATCGATAGATACTTGGTTCTCTTCTAACCATGAAGTGATAGCATACTTAACGGTGCCACCAACTTCTTCAGCAAGTTCTGCTTTAACAGATGCTACTTGCTCATTAAGGCGAGTCCCAAACTGCTCTTCGAGTTTTGTCCACTCTTCAGAAAGTTTTGATTTGACTGCTGCCTCAAAAATTGTCGTTGCTTTTGCTTTGAACTCTTCAGAGAGTTCTGTACCTTCGGTAAGTGCAGCAACGTCTGCACTCATGTCAAGCGACTCGAAGGAAGGTTTGATGGGATAAGATACATCAGGACCAGTAGATGTAGCATATGCTGCATCTGCACCAACAGTAACAGTCTTGCCTTGATCACCAGCATCATTGATGCTAGAGGTCTGTGCAGTACCATCGCTCTGTGCTCCTTTAGCACCAACAGGAGCCGATGCTTTAGCGCCAGGATTATCCTCGCCCTCATCGTTTCCATCTGGACGTGGACCACCGTTATCTGTTACTGACTGTTGTGCTCCATAACCATTAACGGCGTCGGTGCCTACAGTAGTTTTACCTTCTGCGCTTCCACCACCGGAGTTTACTTCTGTGCTTGATTGACTAGAAGCACTGTAAGAACCACCACCAGGAATGACGGATGCGGAAACAGTTGGCATTGCGTCGCCACTTTCTACAACCAGACCTGATTCGGTTACAAACTCCTCAAATTTTTCCTTTAACATATCTGACATTGTGAGTTTCCCCGTAAATTTCTGATAATTATTCTATGATTATTTATTAATATTAGAGATTTGAAAGGAAATGCTCAAACACCTGTAGTGTTCTACCTTCCAACTCTTTCTTTGACGATTCATTAATGTATCCTTGGTATTTAGCAATAGTTTTCTCTTTTAGAATACCATTGTTCCATACCCATTCTTTTCCTTCCATAATACCATTGACAAATGCGTCAGGGGCGGAAGGGTCTGCTACGATATCAGCAGCAGTTGCTAACATAAAATCGTCCATAACATAAGAAGCACTTTCCTGACGGTCAATGCTGCCCATACCACGGGAAGAAACTCCAAGTTTTACACCCTCTTCTAAAAGAGACTTTGCAATACCACCCATCGGTGTAGCAAGAATCTGTGCCTTACCAATGAAGTTATTGCCCTCGGATTTTAGTGATGTGATTCTGTGAGAAACACGATCAAGATTCACAGTAGGACCATCGGGATGACCCAACTCACCTAAAGCACGTCCAGTTTTGACATACTCTTCATTATAGCGAGCGACTTCCTTTTCCAAAACTCGGAAAGGATATACTCTACCATTACGATTTTTAATTTCGGATTGTAAGAATACCCCTTCAATATAAAGGTTCTTCTTACCATCTTTTTCTTCGGTGAGAATTTGAATATCCTCGATGTTCTCTGTAATAAGTTTCATTCTTCTGCTGACGGTTCTACAGTAGGTTCATCAAAATATGTTGAAGCTACTGATTGTTTGTAGGTATCAATAACGTCAGATGCTTTAGAAAATAGATAATCATTAATCTTATCTAATGCTTCTCCACGTTTTTTATCTGCAATCAAATCAACGATGTTAACCAATTCAGGTTCCAATGGATTATCCATAACTTAAAATTATCCGTAGATATCAATTATTTATTAGACTTTGGTTTTGGGGAATTCGCAGATGGTTTTAACTTGTCCATCTCCTTTGCTTTTTCCAGTTCACGATCAGCAGAATCGGATGCTTGCTGCGCTGCAATTTCTGGAGCATATGCAGTATTTTGTTGACCCATCATATCCATACTATTGACATCGATTGGATCGAGTGCCATACCAGTATTGATATCAAACTTGATTTGCTTATCAATTTCTTTAAACTCTTTTTCAGTTTGTTGAAGAACGTTACGACGGATATACTCTGTTGAAAAATACTTTCCAACGAAAGGATCCATTTGAGTGACGAGAGTGATGCGCTGCATCAACATCTCTTGTTCCTTCAACTCATTGAAGTGATTATCAAACAGGAAGTCATATTGAATATGCTCTTCCATGTCCTCCCAATCTTCAGGTGTAATAACACCTTTTAAAATAAGTTGAGTCTTGAGAATATCACTGAAAAGTTCACTAAATCTCTTACGAAGACGACCAATAAACTTCGTGAACTTAAGTTCGTCACGTAAGATTTCTGTAGACTTACCAAGGTTGAATGCTTTGTTGTCGTCAGTGAGACGGGAAGGTGGGAGATTCAGAGAGTTGTATAGTTTCTTTTTAAAATACTCAACGTCCTTAAGCTCGCCTAGGTTCTGACCACCAGGTAGAGTTGTGATTTCTGTACCACGACCGCCTTCACGACGGGGCAACCAGAAATCCTCAAGCATACTCATATGCTTTTTGTCATCACGAATCTCGCCAGTGCTCGCATCGTATACAAGTTTGTTACGATACTTTGCCATCACATCACGGAGATATTGTTCCGCTTTTACTTTAGGTAAGTTACCTACATCAATATAAAAAATACGACGTTCGGGTGCTCGTGATAGTCTGTAGATAACAAGAGAGTCTTCAATCATACGAAGTTGATTGAGAGACTTGATTGCTTTATGTAAAAAACTTAATTGATATTTTTTGTTCATATCAACCACGCCAGAGTTACAAGTGGCGATAGAATCTGCAGCAATCTTGATGCCGTTATTAGTAGAGAAATCCGATGCACTGTTATGTGGCAGTGACATGGAACCAGAAAAACCTTTAGGGTTAAAAATATAGTACTCTACATAATCTCCCCAATCATATTCTAATGCAGTACCACGAACTAGATTTGGATTTTTTGCTGCTTCTGGATTTGAAATTTTTTGTCGTACTTTACGAATCTTGAGTGGATCTACGTAACGCAACTCTAGAATACCTTTCTTTGGATTATCTAGATCAATAACTTTGTGGTAATAAGTTCTTCCGTCTACGTACCAACCACGAATAATCTGATGTGCCCCCTTATCAAAGTTGAGCATTTTCTTAACATGATCAAATTCATCTCTGATTTTTTTCTTTACACTAGAACCTACATCTAAATTAGACAGTTCAATTTCAACGGGACTATCTTTAGCATCGCTAACGACAAACTCGTTTACAATCTCATCGATAGCAGTATCGCATTCGGGATGAAGTGACATGTCGCGGTATCTTTTAATGAGTTCATACTCATTCTTTGATACGCCTTCGACATCTACGTATGTACCAAAATAGCCACCTGCTACGGTGGCTACGCTGTCATCACTATTGGGAGGAACAGGGGATTGACCCCTGTCCTCTTTACTTTTGTTGATTAAAAAACCAAACAGTTGACTCATGATTAATTATCTAGTACCCTTGATAGTACTATTTATAATCGATTACTGACGACCAATTCTGATGCCAGAACCTGCGGGGTCTCCTTCTCCACTATCGATTTGACTAGCTCTAGGATCTACCGCCTTCCAATATGAATACTGGAACTCAACAGTGAACTCTTCAATCTGATCATTGCTGTCATAAGCAAGGTCAATTTGTGAGACACTTGATGGGAAACAGTGGAACAAATCATACTGACGAAGAATACCACCAGAGACTGAAGCATCCTTACGGAGTTGCTTAACTCCGAGAGTTGCCATGTAACCGTTGGTGTTATCAGGAGTGAACAACGGAGCGTTATTCAATTCGTGACTGTTCATTTGCTCCAACCACTTCTCGAAGTAAGCACGAAGCTTGAACTCCTTGTCGTTGAAGAATGTTGCTGACCAGGTATCGAATGTACGATCACCTGCGATCTTGACTGTTCTTCCTCTGAAGGGAACCTCAATCACACCCAGGTTTGATGCTGGGAGTGCTGCGGACTTACAGAGGAGGTTGATCAAATTTAAATCGTCGCCAGTAGGCTTGTTTGCCAATCCTTGCGGCCAATTAATATCGACCGCAAACATATTAGGCTTAACGCCTTCGCCAATTTTAGTGAGAAAATCGTTTAATGCAGTTGCCATTTTACTTTACCTCTTGTTTATTGTGATTATCTACCGACTACTTCGCTGAACGAGACACCAGTCTTCGTTGCAGTAAAGGTGATTGTAATGTAGTTAATCGAGCGAGTTGGCTTGACGAACAATTCGGCAACAAACTCATTACGATCAATTACGTCAGGGGTGTT